AATTTATGGGTACAAAAAACATAATGTTACCACCAGAAGATTTTAAATTACCAGAACCTACAAATGACTAAACCTTTAAACATATCTGAATCTGCTGCAGTACAAATGCCTATGAAAACCGTAGCATCGTTGATAGTGCTCGTTGCAATGGGTGTGTTTGCATACACAGAGCTAACTTCAAGATTGGTATCACTGGAGACATCACGTGAGCTGTTTACAAATGATTTATTAAAAAAATCAGAACAAGTCCCCGTAGACCAGGAGCAACATTTTTTATTGGAAGATTTGTACAAGTCCGTTGAGAAAATGGAACAGACTCAAGAGATGAATATGACTAATAAAGTTAATATAGAATTTTTAAGAAATCAATTAGAAAAAGCATTAGTTGATATCGAGGATTTAAAAGATAAAGTTAGAGCAAATGGCAACGGAGCCCATTAATGACAGAATTAATTATTGCTCTTCTTATGATTGTCAACGGAGAGATAAAAGAACACAGAATACAGGTATCTATGTCCGACTGTCTCAAAGGTAAAAGAATTGCTATGCGTACTAATAAAAATAATAAAATAATTTATCAATGCATAAAGTCGATGGCTGAGCTCGAGTCAAATATAGATGGATCAAAATCAATAAAAAAATTAATTTTAAACTAGGAGTAACTATGAATTTAAGTCGTAACTTCACTCTATTAGAGCTTATCAAATCAGATACAGCTGTTAGGAAGGGTATTAATAATAATCCAAATGCAGGTCAAATAGAAAAATTAAAAGATCTATGTGAAAATATACTGCAACCGGTACGAGATCATTTCGGAAGAGTCAAAGTAACTAGTGGATTCCGTAGTGAAGATTTATGTCTAGCTATTGGCAGCTCTAGAAATTCACAACATGCAAAAGCGGAGGCCTGTGATTTTGAATGTGTAGGAGTTGATAATGCTGAAGTAGCTGATTGGGTAAAAAAAAATCTTGAGACAGATCAATTGATTCTCGAGTACTACACACCTGGTGAACCAAACAGCGGATGGATCCACGCAAGTTGGGTTTCTGAAAATAGAAGAGAACAATATTTATTAGCTTATAGACAAGAAGGAAAAACAAAGTATAAACCAATAATAGGAAAAGCAAAGGATATATTATAATGGCAATAACTAGAGGACAAATACCTGCACAAATTGATGGTAAATTAAGAGGTGCAAGAGATGAAAAAGAAAAAAAGAAAAGAGTTAAGCTATCTATTAAAAAGAAGAAAAACCCATTAGCCAAGACATTTACTGTATAGTCAATAAATGATATACTTCTTGCATGACTAAATTATGTGCAAGAGGCAAATCTGCAGCCAAAAGAAAATTCAAAGTATACCCTTCTGCATATGCTAATGCTTATGCATCTAAAATTTGCGCAGGAAAAGCAAAGGATCCATCTGGTTTAAAAAGAAAAGATTGGGGACCAAAGAAAGCTAATACAGGAGACTTAATGACTAGAGATAAAAGAAATCCAAATAGAGAACCAAGTACTAAAATTTTTGATGTTATTGGAGATATTTTAAAAACTCCTTATTATATAAGAGGTGGAAAAAAAGAAGAAAAAAAAGAAAAAAAGAAAAATAAAAAACCATTAAAAAAACCAAAACAAAACATAGATGAGTTACCTAGAGGACTACAGATAGATACTACTACAGACAGTAGTGGTTCTGCGGCAAATAAAATGATGTGTGGAGGCGAGGTACGTGGAACAGGAGCAGCGATTAGAGGCAAAGGTTTCAAAGGCGTATTTTAATGAGTCTTAAAAAGTGGTTTGATGAAAAATGGGTAGATATTGGTTCACCTAAAAAAGGTGGAGGATACAAAGAATGTGGAAGAAAATCTGCAAGTGGATCCAAAAGAAAATACCCCAAATGCGTGCCTGCTGCAAAAGCCAACCGAATGACAGAATCAGAAAAGCGTTCTGCTGTTGCAAGGAAAAGACAAGCCGGTAATCCTGGAGGAAAGCCAAATAATGTGAGTACCTTTACCAAGAAGTATTATGGTGGTATGATAGAAATCTAAGGTAAATAATTATGTCAAAATTATCAGATAAACTAAAAAACTTGTTTTCAAAAACCAGAAATGCTCCAGTAAAAGGTGCATATCCTGCTAAGTTTGAACAAACCGCTTTTAAAGCTGGACAGAAAACTAAAAACTTAATGAAGGGTCTTAGTTTAACTAAAAAATTAGACAAACCTGCAAGTGCATCAAAAGCATTGGTTACTGCAAGCGCAGCTAAGAAGTTAAGAACAGCTAGTAAGATAGCTAAAGCTGGAAGAATGTTAACACCAGTTGGTTTAGGTTTAACTGCAACAAATCTAGTATATGACGTTGCAACGATGTCACCCGAGAAAAAAGCTAAAGTTAAAAAATTAAAAACTAAATTAAGTAAAACAAGTACAAAAGATTATCATGCTGATTTGATGAAAATGAGCACAGGAGGAGATACAATGTTAAAAGGCAATCAAGTAAAATTAGATAAAAATAAAGATGGTAAAATATCTGGTGAAGATTTTAAGATGATGGAAAAACCAGGTGGAGCTGTACTTGGTACTATAGCATTAGGTGTAGGTGCAAAAAAATTAATGGGAAATAAAAAAAGTTCTGCTAGCCCTATTTCACCAGTTATTAGACAAGAGGATAAAAAAAATCAAACAACAGGACCTATACTTATGCCTGGGGATAAACAAAATCAACAACAGCCACAAACAACAGGACAAGCTAGCAAAGGTAAAATGATGAAAGCTTACAAAGGTGATATGGCTAAAGGTTATGGCGCAGCTAGAACTCAAGGTCAAGGTCTTCAAGATGAAAATTTAATACCAGGAAAGTCTTTAGATTATTATAAAGATATAATGTAATGAATTATGGCTACATCAGGAACTACATCATTCGATCTTCAGATCGATGACATTATTGAAGAAGCATACGAACGATGTGGTATGCGGACTAATAGTGGTAATGACTTACGTAGCGCAAGAAGAAGTTTAAATCTTTTATTTTCAGAATGGGGTAACAGAGGTATACACCTTTGGAAAGTTAAGCTTAATGAAAAAGCATTAGTAGCAGGTACTGCTACATACACTGTAGCTACAGATGTCAACGATGTACTTGAAGCATATATCTCAACAACAAATGCAGCAGGAAATACATCATCAACAAATGATATTGCATTAACAAAAATTGATAGATCTGCTTATGCTGCACTTCCTAATAAACTTGCAACAGGTCAACCTTCACAATATTATGTTGATAGACAAACAACACCAACTATAAGTTTATATGTTGCACCCGATGCATCTACTTATACAACATTAAAATTTTATACAATAAATAGAATTGAAGATGCAGGTGGATTTACAAAAACAGCTGATGTTGCATATAGATTTTTACCTTGTATGTGTTCTGGTCTTGCATATTATTTATCACAAAAAAGAGCACCAGATAGAATACAATTATTAAAACAATTATATGAGGATGAATTAATTAGAGCATTAAACGAAGATGGTTCTAGAACTTCAGTTTATATTTCTCCTCAGTCATACTTTCCTGGAGGTTCGTAATGAGTTACGCATCAGGTAGAAGAAGTAAAGCAATATCAGATAGATCTGGCCAAGCATTTCCTTATAAGGAAATGGTTAAAGAGTGGACAGGTGCATTAGTACATATATCAGAGTATGAACCAAAACATCCACAATTAGATCCACCCTATCATAAAGCCGATCCTGTAGCTTTACAAAATACAAGATCACAAGATTTTCAAAAACCAACTTTAGTAAATGGTGAAATAGCATCAACAGGAGGCCAAGGGATGATGACTGCTAATTTAACTTTACCAGGAGACTTTGCTTTTGGAACACAGTCAACTCAAGTTACATCAAATGGAATTACTACTTCCATATCAAGTATGTTTCCAGAAGATCCATCATTACAAAATAGAAGAAGACAATTAATTTCAACTTTAGGCAATATAACAGTGAGCATTACATAATGGCTATATCATACTCAGATTTTTTAACACAAGTTAGAAACTACACAGAAGTAGATTCAAATGTATTGAGTGATACTATAATTGGACAATTTATAAGAAACACAGAATTAAATGTTGCAGGATCAGTTGATTATGATGATACAAGAAAATATGCAACTTCTTCATTTACTGCAAGTAAAAGATATTTAGTTACTCCTGCAGATTTTTTAATTATTAGATCTCTACAAGTATTTAGTACGACTGATCAAACCGGTGACAGAACTTTCATGGAAAAAAGAGATACAAGTTTTATCTCAGAGTATAATGGTAGTGGTACCACAGGCTTACCAAAATATTACGCTAATTGGGATGAATCTAGTATTGTTGTG